GCCATTGGTGTAGCAGGAGATAACAACAAGTTAGTTAATGCATACATTGAAGAAGCAATGGAAGTAGCAGGTGCTAGCAAGGCAGCAACAATCGGCACAGCAATCCATGCACTAACAGAAAAGTTAGACTTAGGTTTAGACCTAGGTATATTCCCAGAACAATGGATGGGAGATATCAAAGCCTATGAAGCAGCAACAAGTATTCTTACTAAACTTTACATTGAACAATTTACAGTACTAGACAAGTATAAAATTGCAGGTACTCCAGATAGAGTTGTTGAGTATAAAGGTGAACGATTCATTGCAGACTTAAAGACAGGTCGCATTGACCACCCAAACAATATCGCCATGCAGTTAGCAATATATGCTAACGGGTCCCCGTATATGATTGATACGGGAACCCGCGGTACGTGGGGCGATATCAACAAAGAGAAAGCAATTATTGTTCATGCCCCAGCAGGGACAGGAACATGCAAACTGGTATGGATTGACATCAAAGAAGGATGGAAAGGTGTACAGTTTGCGATGAAGGTAAGAAAGTGGCGAGACCAAAAGGGTTTAGCCACTCCATTTGAGCAAGGAGAAGATAGTGCCTAGCACAGAAGCACCCATCAGTATCACAGTAAAGACAGCAGCAGGTAGTTTAGTTACAGTACGTGCAGAGAGCGGCGAGGAACTAGACCAGATTGTTGCACTATCAGTGCATGCAATCGCATCAGCAGCACAGGAACTAGAGACAGCAGTGCGTGGTGGAACAACCACGCCAACAGCACAGTCAGTTGCCGCAGCATTAGGTGGCAACATCATTGACACAATTGGTGGAACATCAGTTCCAGCAGATGCTTATGCAAATCAGCAAGCACCAATAGCACCACCAGTGGCAACGCTTGGTGGTCGTGCATGTGCACACGGAAAGATGACAGCAATTCAAGGCATGGGTAAAGATGGTAAGCCATACAAGGGTTACTTCTGCCCAGCACCTAAGGGTGCATTCGACAAGTGCAAGAACCAATATGTTGTGGTTCAGTCACCAGAGTGGAACACATTCGTTCCAGAACAGATTAAGTGAAAACACTTAGACGCTCTATAAACAAAGCAGAGGTAGGCGGAGAACCACTTCCGCCTGCCTTTGCAGCGTTTGAGAGAGCAGGAATTATTCTGCGTAGAGCAGAAGTAACTGTAGTTGCAGGCACTCCAGGTGCAGGTAAGTCATCAGTTGCATTGGCTATCGCTGCTAAAACAAAACATCCCACACTTTACTTTTCAGCAGATACCAATGCACACACAATGGCTATGCGTTTGATTGCCATGACTGGCAAAATGACACAAGCAGCAGCAGAACTATTACTTAAAAACAATCCTGCTAAATCACATGAGATACTACAACTAAACAATCATTTGTTCTGGTCGTTTGAATCCAGCCCTACACTTAAAGACTTAGATGATGAAGTCTCAGCCTTTGAAACAGTGTGGGGTAAAAGTCCAACCCTTATTGTTGTAGACAATCTTATGGATGTAGCAATGGATGGGTACGATGAGTTCGGCGCAATGCGTGCAGTCATGAAGGAACTCAAGTATCTAGCCAGAGATACCAACGCAGCAGTATTAGTTCTGCACCACACAAAGGAAGGCTTTGATGGGTATCCATGTCAGCCCCGTAGTGCAGTACAAGGTATGGTCAATCAGATTCCAGCAATGGTTCTTACTATTGGTCAGATGAAACAGGGTGATGACACATACTTGTGTGTAGCCCCAGTTAAAAACAGATACGGCAGAGCAGACCAAACAGGTAGTAACTATGTTAGTCTGTCATTCAACCCAGACTCTATGTACTTAGAAGATGTAGCAGTCAGATACCAGCAAGAGGGAATGATGGACCAATGAGTAGTGCAGCCAAGCGCAAGGGTACCCAAGGCGGAGAAATCCCAGCAGTTAACTGGTTAAAGGATAATGGTTTTCCATACGCAGAACGCAGGCTAGCAGGTAGTCACCTAGATAGAGGCGACATAGCAGGAGTCAATGGAGTAACCATAGAAGTTAAGAACCATGTTAAGTTAGACCTAAGCACTTGGATTAAAGAACTAGAAGTAGAAATGATTAACGACCAAGGTTGGACAGGTGTTGTCCTTCATAAGAAAAAAGGAACTAAAGATGTCAACGAATGGTATTGCACTATGCCAGCCAAAGTATGGCTGGATTTAATTAAGAAGGCCATGAATGGAAGCAGCGAAACATAGTATTGTAGATTATTTAATTTACATTGGCGCAACCGTGCCACCAGAGGGCAGCGGTTGGCGCAAAATAAAATGCCCGTTCCACGATGACAGTCATGCATCAGCAGGTCTAAACTTTGATGAGGGTAGATTCAAATGTCATGGCTGTGGTGTAGGTGGAGATGTGTACGACTTAATTATTCAGAAGGAAGGAGGCACATATCGTGAGGCTATCAAATTCGCACAGACAATTTCTCTTGCAGGCGGCGCAGCAGTACGCAAGTCAGATACATTTAGCAACAGAGTATCTGGCAACACGCAATCTCTCGGTCGCAGAGGCTCAACGCTTTCATTTGGGAGTAGTAAAGGACGCTCTTCCAGGTCATGAACAGTACATGGATAGGCTAGCCATTCCATACATCACGCCATCAGGCGTGGTAGATATCAGATTTAGAGCAATGAACGGAGCAGACCCAAAGTATATGGGTATGCCAGGTGCTAAGACCAGCATGTTCAATGCACAGGTAGTACTAACAGCATCAGACTACATCTGTGTCACCGAAGGTGAGATAGATTGCATTACACTCAGCGTTAAAACTAATCACCCAGCAGTAGGTATTCCAGGTGCAAACAATTGGAAGCCATTCTATACAAGAATCCTAGATGACTTTGATACAGTAATCGTGCTAGCAGATGGCGATGCACCAGGGCTAGAGTTCGGCAAGAAGATAAGCAAAGAGTTGGGTAATGTTAATATCATTCAGATGCCAGAAGGCCACGATGTAAACAGTATCGTGCATAAAGAGGGAGTGGATTTTATCAATGAGCGAATTGCCAAGTGCCTCAATACCTAGTGAAGATAATGTATGGGAGTTTATTAGGGACAACCCACGCATCATTGGGCTGCCAGTCTCAGACAAACAGGGACTAGACCTACTCAATGCACTACGAGATGTAGATGAAATGCTTTTCAAAGACCAAGAGATGGCACACAAGATGCTCACCATGATTGCCACAGTTATAGTGGCAGCAGCCACAGGTAGCGGCAACGAAACCATTGAAGAAATACTAGTAGCAGAAGCAATGCACAAGTTCGATACAGAGGCAAAGGAGATACTCAATGAAAGACCCGAATGACTTTGAAGATATTCTAAAAGAACTGCGTATTATTATGATACGTAAACATGCAGATTATGGGCCGTTGAATATCTCGAATGCTCCAGGCGGAGCAATGAATGGGCTGCTTGTTCGTATGCATGACAAGATGGCACGGCTAGAGAATCTTTACTACAAAAACAACGACACGCCCAACTACGAATCCATACAGGATTCCTTCATTGACCTAGCAAACTATGCAATAATCGGACTATTGGTGCAAAGAGGACAGTGGGAAGGCGTTAACTAGTCAATGTATGTAGATGAGTACGAGGCAATGGTTACAGCCCTTGCTGCCGAGTACCACCGCAAGTACCAGATGACTGAGCAATCAGACATACAACAGGTGCTATGGCTGTGGTTCGTTTCTCATCCACAAAAATACAAAGAATGGTCAGAGTTAGAACAGAAAGACAGAGACAAGTTAATAGCCAGGTCTTTACGCAATGCAGCAATTAAGTACTGCGAAAAAGAAAAGGCTAGAAAGATTGGCTATGAAATCCTTGACCTCTACTACTACAACTCATCAGTTATAGAAGCCTTCTTACCATCCATCATTGCAGAATCCTATGAGATTCCAGTAGCAATCAAAGACTTAAACTATAAGTTCTCAAAAGGTGAAAGCAACGACACCAATAACTGGTTAATACTTCGCTCAGGAAATCTTGGTGGGCACAGGCCATACTCAGAGGAAGATACTTTAGTAGAGGCAGATGATGACGAATCAGGAGAATGATAATGTCAAAGAAATCAGAGAGTTACTACACCCAAAAGATTACTCACGTGCTATGGACTTGCGAGGAGAACCTATTGGAGATGTTTGCGTCTGTGGAGGGGATGTATTTCATGCGCTTGTTGCATTTGAGCAAGGTGAAATATGCTTTTATTTCCTTGATGGAGAGTGCACTAACTGTGGGTCAATGGTCACACTCCCTTACCCAAAAAACGAGGACACTTTCTAGTGCCACTGTTTGATTTTAAGTGCAGTTACTGCACAGAAGTAACAGAAACTAATGAGAATATTCCCCCTGCTTGTAGTACTTGTGGTGAAACTATGCAGCGTGTATGGTCAGCACCAGCCATCAAGTTTAACGGCTCAGGCTTCTACTCAACAGGAGGATAGATGGAGTATCCAGAATGGCAAGGAACACCTAACTGCAGAAGTGTAGATTCAGAGGAGTTCTTTGTGCCAGAAGGTAGTGGTACATACAGAGAAGTTAATATGCTTAAAAAAATCTGTAACAACTGTGAAGTCAAGCAGCAATGTTTAGACTACTCGCTTAAGAATAGTGTGCTCGGATACTGGGGTGGAACCACAGAACACGAACGCAAAGTATTAAGAAGGAAATTAAACATAACACCCAAGCCACTATACTTAGGATACCCATGACAAAACTATCAGACTTCGACTTAGACCTAGCAGTAGGGCAAGAAGGAGAAGCACTAGTAGAACAACTGTTAACAGGTGGTACTACAGTAGAAGTAAAGACAGATTTGAAATGGAAAGATACTGGCAACCTATACATCGAAACAGTTTGCTGGTCACACAACAACGAGAATTGGTATCTATCAGGATTGTCCAGTACTAAAGCAAAATACTGGGCTTTTGTGCTGGAGGGGACAACTCTGTTAGTACCAACGGAAGTACTGAAGCAGGTAGTAACGGCTAGGGGAAGAGCCATTACCTGCAACATACCTCCGAACCCTAGTAAGGGTTACCTTATTAAGGTAGAGGATATAATTAATTCTCTGCGTAAATGACAAAAGACCCCCAGCGCTGGTAGAGATACCAGTTCTGGGGGTTTCTTGTGTCTATGGGGCTTCTACACCCCTTAAATGGTTACTTTGAACCGCGTCCAAAGGATGTAGCAGATGGGTCTAGCCACTTAAGTAGTGGTCCAGCGAAGCCCGCAAGGGCTGCAGCACCAAGAGTCTTAAGGTCTGTCTCACCAGCAATGTACAGTGCAACGGCAGCGGATGCCGCAGCACGGAACCAAGTAAGTGATAGTTGTTTGAATTGCTCCATTGTATCCTCCTAGGGGATTAGGATTTTGCACCGTGCACTTTGCAACAGGTGCAAACTTCAGTTTTATATTCTTTCTTTGCAGGTATTGGCAGCACCTTTGCTACTACCTGATTAACAATCTTAGGTTGGTTCAACCACCAAAACCACGGAGAAGTATCGGCAGAAAGAGAGGACTCAATAGAAATATGTAGATGCTTATTATGAGGATTACTCCCAGTGTACTGTCTGTTTCCTTGCTTTGCCTTTTCTTTAGACCAGATTTTGCCCTTGAAGATAAGATACTTAACTCGCTTATCTTCTTTAATTTTTTCAAAAATGTCAGCACAATCAATTCCATTCTTAGGGTCATGAGTTAAATCAACAGCAAGCCCAGTGTTATGGTCGCTGGTTGGACTCTGTTTCAGATGAGCGTTGGACGGCAGAAGTCCATCCGATACTTTCATACGCAATGGCGCTATCGCTGTGGCTTGTCGAAGGACAGCAATAGCGGCAGGTGTGGCTTTCTTGACAACAGACTTCATTCATTTCTCCCCTTATGTAACATCATCTGATAAAGAATTTCTACTTTTTCTTCTAGTCTTGTAATTGAATCCTTCATTGAACTGCCAGAGTTTGGCTTAAGTTCATACAAGTAATGCTTAACTAACCACCGCACCGAGCCAGCAAATGCTGAAACAATTGCAATAATAGATACGATTAAGCCAGCCCAGTTCGCTGTAGTCATTATACTGTCCTCACCACAATCTCCAATATTCCACCAAAACCTGTAGAGTTTTTATCTGGCGGGGTAGTATTTGTTAAGTTGATTCCTTCAATCTGAACCTGACGAGATTCGCCAGTGTTCAGGTCTTGCCATGTAACTATGTCGCCGTTCTCTTCGATTGTTTCCAATGCAACGATACGGTCATAGGCTCGTCCTGAATAACCAGTACGAGAATTATTCTTATCTGTTTCTTCATCAAAGCAATAAACAAAGTGGCTGACAAGTCTTTGTCGTGGCGTAGCAATAGTTGCCTTTGCCTGATAGCCTTTGAATACAGGACCCTTAGAACTATCTGTACCATCACGATACATAATAAACTTATAGGCTACATACTCCTGTGCCGTTGCTGGGTTGGAGGTTGTCACCTCCACTGGCGGTACTGATGAGTCGTATGAGATGTGGTCATACTCTGCGCCATCAGAATCTACAGTCTCAAGAGTCATTGAGCCGTATCTAAAATCACCACGGCCTAGTAAACGCTTAAAGTTTTTAGGCTCAAGGGTTCCATATCGGATATTACCTGTAGTTAAATATCCAGTAGTACGCAATGCAGTAGCATCTTCTCTATAAATATACCCATCAGTAACATTAAAAGCAGTAGAAAACATAAGTTGCTCAGTACCATTAGCAAAAGCACAAGCAGTTGTATGGTGGTCAGTTACTCCGTCATAGTAAACATCATTTGCCCATGCAAATCGGAGCGGTTCAATCTCAGTAGATAGGTCAACACGGATAACTCCAGGGTTACCACCTACGCCAGTAGCACACCAAACATAATGGTCACGTGCTGCAAAGTCATAGCAAGGTTGAGTAGTTTCAACTACTAGTGGGCCGTATGAAATAGAACCATCTTGGTCATTAACAG